GAAATACAAGCATGCCAAAAATAAATTGCCAGTTATTTACCAAAAGGTCTTTAACGTTAACTAGTGAAAATACAATATCCCCAGGTGAATTTAAAGATACTTGGGTTGATATGCATTCTTCAGGAGCAATGGAGGATAATAATTCGGTAGTTCCGTATAAAACATTGTTAATTGAACGAGGCCCGATAGGTGTTTGCTTTTGAACATTAAGAACAAAAGACATATCATTGCCAAACATATAATAATTGTATAAAGCATTAAGTATCTGTTTTGAGTATGAATCTAAATTTGAAAGTCCGTGATAGTTTGAAATTGCCCGACATAACGAATAATTTAATTCTTCATTCTTTACTGTTCGAAGCAAAGTTATGCGTCTGCGTTTTTTATAGGGACAAGAAACATCGTTTATATCAACATCATGATTGTCAATACGATATATAACATTCTGCTCAAGCTCTAAGGTTTTCGAATCATCTTCATAATATTCACCAGCGAGGGCGAAAGTAATGTAACTGCTCTTAACACTAGGAATTACAAGTATATCATTGGTTTGAATTTCATTAATAAAAGAATAACATTTATTAATAACTGTTGAAGGACGATGAATTTCCTTAAATGTCATTAACACATCATCTTTTAATGAATCTCTATTGGACTCTGAAAAATCAGTTTTATGTGTGATATTATTCCATGCTAAAGCAACAAAACGTTTTGAAAGAAATTCATTATAAAAATAACCTTTTTTTGTACGAATCATCCAAAAATGTGTATTTTGTGGAATAATTGGAACTTCAAATTTATCTAATAAATTGAGTAATGCCAATTCGTCTGTATATGTCATACTCTAATTTCTCCTTTGTAAAATTATTATTGTTTCTTCTGTACCTTTTGTAATAATGCTTCCTGAAGAACCTGAGAGAAATTAAGCCCCATAGCGGTAGCGGACTCATTCAACCATTCAGGAATAGTCAGAGTTTTCTTAACAGCCTTTGAACTGTGCTTTTTCAGATATGCGTATAAATCGAATTCCAAAACAACGAGAAAGCCATCATCGACTTTGAGTTCACTAATATCTGTAGGCTCTGGAATTGCTTCTTTTTCATCCTGTCTGCTTGTGATTGCAAGTCCTAAGGCATCAACGGCATTCTCATAAGCCTGCTGCATATCATCACCATCAGAAAAACATTCTGGAAAGTCCGGAAAAGAAATCCAAAAGCCTCCGTCTTCTTTATGGAAAATTGCTGGGTAAAATAATCTGTTCATACGTAATACCTCCGTGATGTTTATTGTGGTACA